TCCGTAACAGTGCTGCCTGAAAGGTCTCCTTGTAACTTATTGATGTAGTTTTGGCTTGCAATAATTGATGCACTGAGTTCGATGATAGTGCTCTTATGTTCAGATATTTTCTCTTCGATAACAGCAATCTCATCAAGTCTAGTTTCGATATCTTTGTGTTGAACGGTAAGGGTTTGAACTGCTGTCCGTATTTCTTCGAGTTTGTGTGTATGAAGTGAGATAGCGGAGTGTTTGTGATCATCATGAAGACCTTGGCTACATGTCGGGCATACGTCATGTTCGACGTAAAATTGTTTGCTATTTTCATGCGACGTAATTCGTTCGGAAAGTTTTCTAATAAGATTTCCCATTTCCGTACGCTTGTTACGTTTCTCAACTGAGTCCGAAATCGAGGATTTGAGATTAGCTTCTGTTTCCTTTTCTGAAAAGATTCTGGCATTAAGCTGTGATATCTCATCAGTCGTTTCAAGTATTCGTTTTTGTACATCTTCAACTTTCTTCTGCTTATCATTCTCAAGATTAACAATATACTGTTGTTGCAGTTTAACTTTGTTTTTACCAAGGTCAATTGCAGTATCTAATTCTGTTATTTTGGTTTTTATTTCTGCCTGTTTATCTTTTAGTACAGAATTCATAACCGTGAAAATTTGGATATCTAAAATATCCTCAATAATTTCTCGTCTATGAGATACAGGCAATTGCATAAAAGGAGTAAAAGATGCACTACCTAAAATAACAATTTGAGTGAATGATTTATAATTTAGTTTTAGAATACCGTCTTCAAGATATTTTTGATAATCTCTTGCGGCAGCATCTTGATTAAGTAATACGCCATCTACATAGATTTCAAAAATAGTAGGTTTTATTCCTCGTACAATTCTGTAATCTTTTTTACCGATACTAAATTCTAAGTGTACTTCTAAATTTTTGCCGTTGATACTATTCATCAACTGAGGCTTATTGATACTTCTGAATGGCTTATTGAATAGTACAAAACATATGGCATCTAGAATAGTACTTTTGCCCGCACCGTTTTCTCCTACGATTAAAGTAGTAGATATTTTATTTAGTTTTACTTCAGTAAACTGAGCACCGGTAGATAAAAAGTTTTTCCATTTGATGTTTGTAAATTTTATCATGCGTCCTCGTAGTTCTGTGCTTCAACGTATAGAGTTTTGAGAATGCTTTTTAGTTTGTCTTTATCGGCATCTGTCTCTACACCATCTACATAATTAGTTAATAAAGTCATAGTATCTTCTAAGTCTATATTTTCATCAATAGCCTCAGATTCAAACTCAGAAAAATCTTCAATAATTTTTAATTCAATTGGATTCTCTTTATACAATGCCTCTACAAACTTATCAAATTTATAGTAATCTTTTTTATTAACAACTATTAATTTTAACAACTTATTAGTAAAAATGCTAGTGTCTACAGAACTAGGATCATTTTTTTCATCATCATAGTAATACTTTTCAAATATAGTATAGGGATTCTTAATGAATTCTAATTCCAGTGTCTTTGTATCAAAAATATGAAACCCTCTTTCATCCTCATAGTCATTCCAGAATAATTGATATGGATTGCCAATATATTTGATATGTCCTTTACTATGCTTGTGGTGAAAATGTCCTGAGCAGACAAGATCGTAGTCTTTAAAAAAACTAGGGTCCATTCCCGAATTATCAATATGAGTTTCTTGTCCTTTAAACATCACAAACCCAGCAAGTTCCAAATGACCAAAACATACTTTGGATGCGCCAGATTTAATTAGCTGTAAAGAATGTTCCCAATTGTCAGCACATATCCAGGGCATCAATAAAATATTTAGATTGTCATAGGTAATAATATCTGCTTTATCATAGGTAGTTAGATTCGAATATTCCCCCAATAGCAGATTCGGCGAATTTACATCATTTGTATTTTTAAAAAATGTATCATGATTACCAACAATCATATCTATATCAATATCGCGATTGTAGGCTTCTTCAAAGAAATATGATCTACAAGATTTTAACGAATTAAAATTGATATATTTTCTGCGATCAAAACAATCACCTAAATGAATAATTTGATTAATTTTTCTCTTTTTTAATTCGGGAAAGAAAATATCATCATAGAACTTTTTAAAGTATGCATCAAATTGTTGGGAGTCTGATCTTGCCCCAAAGTGAGTATCTGTAACTAATGCTATTTTCATATTACCCCTGATATTTAGATTTCAAATATTCTTCATTTTGAATCCATTTGTTCTTAACTAAGAAGCCCCAATCTCTTTTATGTTTACCTGGCATAAACAATGTCCATGTTTCTACATTAGGATCTAACTCAATGCGATGATAACTATTAGCAGCACAAGTACGAAAATGCCCAGGTTTCCTCCAAGCAGCAATTTCATTAATTTTTTCTCCTTTCGCATTAAATTGCGGAATCCATTCCCAATAACCGCCCTTCAAAATTAAGGTAGCATAAGGCCACGGATGATCATGAACATCGTCAGGATCGCCCTTTAAAAATTTATGCAGGAATATGTTAAACGGAAACCGTTTTCTATCTTTCAGGAAAAGATAGTATCGTTCAAGATAGGGGTCATTGTTTACCCTGTCCATGATAATTCTTTTTCTACCTAGCTTGTCTAAAGCCTTTAAAAACCACTGCATATTGAACCCACCATAAAAATTACAAATGCTAACTCAATAATAAAAGAACAAATTAAAACAGGGACTGCGTTAATACCACAGTCCACTGAATATAAAAATTCATTAATCCACGAATTCATTGTCTTCACGATGACCGACCCTCATTGCCATATTCGCATCGGTCTCTCGTACTTCAACCTTGCAACACCAGACTCTATCTGCTTCGGATTTGCCATATGCAGGCAAGAAGATAGTGTTAACATACTCATACAAAAAATTAGCAATACCTTCACAACCTGTTTTCTCCACCTCTGTTATTTTCGCAAGTTTAAGTTTACCTAGTTCCAAAAGATGTTCTCGCATAGGATCATCTTGTGCTACAAGTAATGTGTGATCGAACCAATCTTCTAGATGTCCTTTTAAGGGTTTAAGACCACCAAAGTCCATACACCAATTGCGAGCATCTAAAGTATCACATTCGAATTCAAAATGAAATGATAAAGCATAACCATGAATTAAATTACAATGACTGTCTGCTCTCCATTGTCTATATGCTACCGGTCCAATTTGTTTATAAGTTTTAGTTGAGATATATTTTGCCATCTCTTGCCTCCTCGAGTAAGTTTGATGACACGCAGAATATTTTAAGAGGGATGAGCGTCGGAAGACCTCTGTTGCATTTTCTTGAATGTATCTGAATAGTACCAATCATGTAAATCTTCAATTATACTGTTTAGATTTTTTTCTGTTTTCCAAGAAGTTGCTCGTTTTAACTTTGAAGAATTTGCAATTAGTATTGCAGGATCACCTTCTCTTGCCTTTTCAACAAGCATAACAATACTTTTATCAATTCTTTTTTTCTTTATTAGATAATCATCTACTGCTTTATAAATCTGAAGATTTGAATAACCTTTCAATGATCCTATATTATATATCCCTTTGGTATTATTCTCAATAGCAAAGATGTGCGCTTTCGCAATATCGGTAACATGGACATAGTCTCGAACACAAGTTCCATCTTTAGTATTATAGTCTGCACCATACATAGTAAATGGTTCATTTGATATAGCTGCTTCAAACAGTTTCGCAAATATGTGAGTAGCATCTGGTTCTTGACCATGGATGCCGCCTTCAACTGCTCCGCAAGCATTGAAGTATCTAAAAGAAACGTAATCTAATTTATAAGCTTTATTGAACGAATGTAATATTTGTTCAACCATTAATTTAGATTCGCCGTATGGCGAAATAGGTGCGGTAGTAGAGCTTTCAAAAATAGCATGATTTGATGAATGCTGCCCATATACCGAAGCACTACTACTAAAAATAAATTTAGTTGTAGGAGCCCATCTACGAATGTAATCTAAATACTTTAAAGTTTTACTTACATTGTTATCATAATATTCCCAAGGGTTTATTACACTAGGACCAACTAAACTAGTGCCAGCACAATGTATAATTCCTATAGGTTCTTTTTCAATATGTTCTAAAGAAAAAGGATGCGTAAAACATTCGCAAACAAATTGGTCTACATATTGTTCTAGATGATCTGGCAATTTGCGTCGATCAATACCTATTACTTTATATCCCTGTTTCTTTAATTCAATACAAATAGAACCACCGATATAACCGGCGGCTCCTGTAACAATTACTGTTTTAGTATTTTGTTTCTGAGACATAATTTCTATAATCCTTAGATCCACGATGCCAATGATAATTTTCTTCAAACATAATGTCTAAACATCTATCAATTGTGCCAGTTGTCCAATTAGATAATTGACCCATTCTTTTTCTAGGGGCGACTAATAGTTTATCTAATTTTTCACAAGCATCATCCATTGACCAAGGAATATATAAACATTCTGCATCATTTGCAAATGTTTCGGGGAATGATCTATACGCAGGATACAAACAATTTGTACCTAAAGCATCTGCCTCTGATGCAGTATTACTTACCCAATCCTGCAAAGCACAATTAAACAATACTCTAGAATCTGCTAACAGACAATAGTATTCATTCTTTTTAAGATTTTCATAGATTTTAAAATTGGCAGT